TAATGCATCAACGGTACAAGGTCCACAAGGAACCACTGGTAATGCATCAACTGTTCAAGGACCACAAGGAACCACTGGTAATGCATCAACGGTACAAGGTCCACAAGGAACCACTGGTAATGCATCAACTGTTCAAGGACCACAAGGAACTACTGGTAATGCATCAACCGTTCAAGGACCACAAGGAACCACCGGTAATGCATCAACCGTTCAAGGTCCACAAGGACCACAAGGTCAAAAAGGTAATGCATCAACTGTTCAAGGACCACAAGGAACTACAGGAACAGGTACACAAGGACCACAAGGAACTACAGGAACGCAAGGAACTTCAGGTACTGATGGTGGTAGCACTTCTAGAAGAGGTCTCTTAGCAAATCAATTTACATTAGAAGGCCCGGCGAGAAATGACTTCTTTAACGGTGGTAGACAAGTTGGTCAATCTAATGCTGGTGGATGGGCTTCTCAGATTTGGACACCAGATACTGTCCAGGCAGCAGGTAGAAATCTTTCAGCATGGGATTTAGCATCATTCGGTCATAAAATTGTAATTGATGGTGATCCTAACCCTAAAGATGGAATTGATATATGTATATCAATAGGTACTGAGGTTCAAAAAGGAGTTGAATCTTCTTTTCAAGGTAGAATAACTGCAACTGCATATCAATGTTATACAGGTGATGGTACACAGGCACCATGTAGTATTGATGCCACAGCATCATTTACTATAAGTTCATCAGAAAGAGTTATGGGCTATTGTGGTAATCTTTTTGTGCAGCCTACTAAATGGGACGGTGATTGTGATATTTATGTAGTATTGACTTTAGAAATTACAAATTCCGTTGGTATAGGATATGCATTCGTTACTTATGGCATGGCCTGGGATACTTAAAATGATGAGAATATTTAGATTTATAAAAGCTCTAATAAAATATATCTTTATAGGTAGTCAAGTAGAGCAGAGAGAATATGATTTAAGATTAGAAATTTGTTCTAATTGTAAAGATAGGTGTGGTAAGAAATGTTGCATTTGTGGATGTTATCTAAGTAAAAAGGCGCAATGGTCAACTGAAAGCTGCCCTAAAAATAAATGGTAAACAATGGGATGTGGGTGTAATAAAAAGGTACCTAAACAAAAACCGGTATCAAAAACTAAAGAGGTTTTAAGAAAAATGTGGAATAAAAGCCAAACAACTACAAAGCCTTTAAATGTTAAAGAAATAAATAAACCATAATTAATTATGTTAATGGAGAAACCGTCCTGTATACAAGAACTAAAAGATTTAACTTCAAGGTTAGCTGATAGAGATGTCTCACTTAAGACAAGCTTTAAACAGGTTAAGTCTATAGTGAATTGTAAAAAGATGACTTCTGACCAAAAAATTAAAAAAATAAAAGAACTTTGCGATGGCAAGTAATAGTCAAAATGGATGGAATGAATATTCTAAATTAGTTATAGCTGAATTAGAAAGATTGAATGACGGTATCAATAATTTAAATACAGAGATTCAAGATCTTAAGAGAGAAATTGCAGAAATGAAAGTTAAAGAAGATTTTGCAAAAGAACTTTGGAGATGGAAAAAAGAAGTTGATGAAGTTGCCTCACCCTCACAGATAGACCAAACAGTAAAAGATGTTGCTGATTTAAAAACATTTAAGACACAGGCTATAACAGTATGGATTGTGGTACAAACATTATTTGGTATGGCATTAGCTTTATTAAAGTTTTGGAAATAAGTAAATTTAAAGATTTAAGAAAAAAGATTTGAATTAACTTTCAGATCTTTTTTAGTTTTGTTATAATTAAATAAATAATAAAATAACAAATATGGAAAACGATTGGTACAATTCAGATCCCGAAGATGGATTTAATCCACAGGATCATGATATTGAAATGGATGAAATCGCCAAAATGTATGCTATGGCAGATATGGAAGAAGAACAAAAAACATGGGCAAAGAGACAAGCTGAAAAGTTTTACAGTGACTTTGATAATTTAAGTATTGAAGAATCTGTTCTTGCTGTGAAGTCTTTAGTAAAAACAAAAAGTGTTTCCATATCAGAAGCAAATACATTATTGGACAATATGATTCAAGTTTTCCAGGAAGATGAAGAATATGAAAAGTGCCACATTTGCCTACAAATAAAGAACGGTATCAATGCTTGAATTTAATGCAAATAATATGGAAGAGCTTGAAGAAGAAGCTCGCTTAAAAGCCACTGAAGTTGGTATAGCAATTGTTGAAGGAATATGCAATGGTTTAGATGAAGGTGCAGATGTAATAGCACTAGGTATATTACATAACCTTGATATGGACATTACAGTAAAAAGAGAAAACTATATAGAAGCATTAAAGCTTAATCTCCATAGAGTTGAAAAAGCTGAAGAATTTGAATTATGTCAAAGAGCGGTTCAGTGGATTAAACAGCTTGAGATAGAACAAGAATAAGTGCGATAAACTCACTTTATTAGTTTCACCTATTATTTTATTATTACTTTAAACAAACCCTTTTATAATCAATATAAAAATAAATAAGTTATGAGTTTTAGAGATACTGTAAAGGATTGGATAGATTCAGGTTTTACGCCAAAGGTTAAAAATCCTACATTAAGTAAAAGGTTAGTTTTAAAAAATCTTAATCAGATTTTAACTTTATTAAAAGAAGATTCCCCTTACATTGCAAAAGAAAGAATTAAATTTCTTATATCTGATATTGAAGATGATAAACTAAAGCCAGGTAATCTTTAGTAAATTGTTAATAACTTTTTTCATTTTTAGAGAAAAAAGTCTCCCAAAAATTTTTATTTCCCAATTATTTTTATTATATTTATAATATAATTATAAAACGGAAAACAATATGGATAACACATTCTACAAACAAATCGGAGAGTACAAAACATCAAAAGACCCAGTATTAGGTAACCTAAGATTGGTCGTTCACCTTGCTAAAAAATATCAAGGTATGGGACTATCATTGGAAGATCTGATCCATGAAGGTACAATCGGATTATGTCAAGCAAGGGATAAATGGAACCCTGCAAAATCAAACGGTGCAAAATTCTCCACTCATGCTTCATGGTGGATCAAGGCAACAATTCGCCAAGCTCTTAACAACAAAAGCCGTACCATCCGAGTACCGGCTCATAAGACTCATCTTACTGAAGAAGCACCTAAAGTATCTGTATTGGATGCTACTTACCAAGGTTCATATCAACCTCATATTGAAACCGCTCATGATGAATCTCATATGAATCATACTATTGCAGGTTTACTTACTAAACTTAAACCTAAGCAACAAGAAATCATCAAAATGAAATTCGGTATCGGCTGCCATGAAATGAAAACTTCTGAAATTGCCAAAGAACTTGGTCTGACTGTCCAGGCAGTAAACGGAAATATTCGTAATGCTATAAAACTGATGAAAGGATGATACCAAGAATAAAATTATATGCCGAGACATTATACCCTTTACTTAAATGGTATGATGAAAATCCTGATGATAAAGATACTAAGTATGCTATATCCAGAATAATTAGATTCTCTTCTGATAATCCTAGGCAACATGGAATACCTTATATGTATTCCTTAGGAGCATTGAATGAAGCAAAGAAAATGGAAATACCTGATGCCGAAGAAAGGCTCCAATGGGTAAGATGGAAAGAACAAAATCATAAAAGCGGACTAAGAGATATAGGTAGGCAAAATGGTATCTTTCACCAAGAACATATTGTACCAGTCTCTCAAATAGCAAAAAAGCTTTATGGCTTAGAAAAAATTACAGTTAAAAATATACATGATGTCTTAATTAATAATCTTAAGATTGCTTGGATACTTAAAACTGAACAAAAAACATTAGACGCCGTATGTAGAAGCGGTATAAGAACCCCTGAATTACTAACCTCCTTAGATATTTACATTAAAGGATTTAACTGTTAAAATATGCCAGAATTAGCTGAACTTAGACTAACCGCCGACTATGTTAATAAATCGGCAAACGGATTAAAATTTGTAAACATTAAAAAGAACCCGGTTCATAAAGGTAAAGATATTGAAGTACCTTTTAAGTTCTTTAGAATCTCAGCAGAGAGTAGAGGAAAGGAACTTATGCTTACGCTTTCCGATAATGATTCTAGTGAAAAGCGGCATCTTCTAATGACCATGGGAATGAGCGGTCATTTTGCTCATACAAATACAGGAGGTGAGAAAAAACATTCTCATCTTATGTTTGCTGAAAAGGATGGTACTACATTATCATTTGTAGATGTCCGTAGATTCGGTAAGTGGAAATGGGTAGATGATTGGTCACCTAACAGAGGACCAGATCCTACAACTGAATATGATGCCTTTACTGATAATATTATTCATAACTTAGATAAAGCTGCATTCAATCACCCTATACACACAGTACTGATGAACCAGTCTTACTTTAACGGTATAGGAAATTATCTTAGGGCAGAAATACTTTATCGTCTTCCACATATTAATCCTTTTGCGTCTGCTAGAGATATTCTTAGAAGAGAACCTGATATTTTTGTATTATGTAGAGATATTCCATTACAGGCATATGCTTTAGGAGGTGGTCAATTAAAAGATTGGGAAAGCCCATTTAGTACAGACCCAGAACCTCTTAGAAAATTTATGAGGTGCTACGGTAATCCTAATATGTCAAAGCGAAAGGACAAAAATGGAAGAATGTTTTGGTATGATTCTAAATGGGATGAAGATGCTTTATGGGATCATTACAGCGGTCTCCCAAATCCTTCTGCTTACATGTAAACAAATGTATAGATTAGCTATATAAAAATAAATCAAATATTTTATGGCTAACATTGATAATAAATGTAAAGATCTCGAGGTAAGAGATTACTTTTCAGAGAACGGTTATGATCATTCTAAAAATTCATTAGAAGATCTTTATTCACTCCAAGCAAAAACACAATCTATGTATTTTGAGAAACAAGGTAGAAAACCTTTTTCCGAATTTACCATAGGTGATGTTGTAGATTTTCTTATGGTAACCAATCATGCAATTATTGATGAATTACATGAAATGATGGATGCTGTAGGTGGTATTGAAGATGGTGAAGGTAATGCTGCATGGAAACCTTGGAAATCTGCAAACCCTGAAATAAGAAAACAAAAATTATCAGATTTAACTCCAGGAGATTTAAAAGAATTAAAAATGGAATGGATCGATGTTATGCACTTTGTATTTAATGCAGGTTTGGCCATAGGTGTAACACCACAAGAGTTCTATAATTACTATCTCTCTAAAAATGAAGAGAATTGGAACAGACAAGAAAACAATTATTAATTTTTACTTATAAAAAATAAATATGCTTTTAGATATTACACAAGAAGATCGTCAATTATGGGTATCTTATTTTAACCTTGATGGAAAAACTAGATTTAAGACTTATGATCTTAAACCAGAAGATATGTTTAATTGGGAAGTATGTGATAGTGATGATCCTAACGCAGATTCAAAAATAAAAAATTGGGATGGCCGGTCAGTTAAGAAGGCAAGGTCAAGATTTTTAAATAAGTATAGAATTATTGAATATATGGATCAAATATCACCTTCTGATAGAAAATTAATTTTCGGTTATCATTTTCCAAGAACTTATTTTGTTGATATTGAGGTTGAGGTAACCGATTCATTTCCTGAACCAAGTAAGGCACCTAACCCGGTTACTACGATATGTATTGTTACACCAGAAAAACAATGTATAGTTTTAGCAACTAAAGACTTAGATAATCAAACACAAACAAAGATTCAGAAACAAATAGATGAACATTTTAAAAATATAGATGATGATTTTACATTTACTTTTAAATGTTTTAAATCTGAATATGATATGATGTCAACCTTTATGATGTCCTTTGTCCAAAAATTTCCAATGATGACAGGTTGGAACTATGTTAAATTTGATTGGCAGTACATTATTAACCGATGTAAAAAATTAGGGATTGATATTGGGTCAGCTTCACCAATAGGTAGAAATTTTGGTAGAGATGAATTTCCATGCCATGTTGGTGTTATGGATTATTTAGATATTTATGCTAAATGGGATAGGACTGTTGATATTAAAGAAGATTTTAAATTAGATACTGTAGGTGAAGCTGTTGTAGGAATTAAGAAGGTTAAATATGAAGGTACTATCCAAGACATGTATGAAAAGGATTATCCTAAATATGTTTTCTATAATGTAATTGATACTGCATTAGTTTATCTTATTCATCAAAAGATTAAGACGATGGATATTGCATTAACTATTGCTCATATGACTCAGATTAGTATTTTCAAAGCTGCTTCACCTGTTGCAATTACTGAGGCGTTATTGGCAAGAGAGTTTTTAACAAGAAACCTTGTAATGGCAAAAGACCCTAAAGCACCTCCTGCAAAAAGAGAACAATTTGAAGGTGCTTTTGTAAAAGAACCTATCACAGGTATGCATAATGCGGTTGCTGCATTTGACTTTGCTTCTCTATATCCTTCTATTATGAGACAGATGAACGTTTCACCAGAAAGTTTTAAGAAAAAGGTATCACCAGAAAAAAGAGAAGAAGAAAGAGGTGACAATAATATTGTATCGGTAACTGGTGCAGTATATGATACTGAAAGATCAATCTTAAAGGATGTTCTTACTAGGTTATATTCACAAAGAAAAGAATATAAGAAAGAATCTTTCCGTTTACAGCAAAAAGCATATGATTTAGAACAAGAACTTAAAAAGTCTTAAATAAATAATTAACATTAAACAAAACAAACTATGCATCTGCCGATGCATATTTAGTCAAAAAGAAAATTTTAAACATGAGTAAACTCTTTACAGAACGCGTCGAATATAAACCCTTTGAATATCCAGAATATTATTTAGATGGTTGGCTACCACAAGCCCAAGCCTTTTGGTTACATACAGAAATATCAATGCAAGGTGATGTAAAGGATTGGAATGAAAATCTTAAACCTCATGAAAAAAACCTAGTTGGAAATATTCTTTTAGGATTTGCTCAAACTGAATGTGCAGTATCTGATTATTGGACTGGGATGGTAACTAAATGGTTTCCTAAACATGAAATCAGACAAATGGCAATGATGTTCGGATCTCAAGAAACTATTCATGCTGTTGCATATTCTTATCTTAACGAAACTTTAGGACTTGAAGATTTTGCTGCATTCTTACATGAACCTTCTATGGCAGATAAATTTGAATTTTTAATGTCCACAAATGCTGAGTATACTGATAAAGATTTATTAGAAAATTCAGAAGCAAGAAAGGAAGTTGCCAGAAGTCTTGCAATCTTTTCTGCATTTGCCGAAGGTGTAAGTTTATACAGTTCTTTTGCTGTTCTTTATTCTTTTCAAATGAGAAACCTTTTAAAGGGAATCGGTCAGCAAATGAAATGGTCTGTGAGAGATGAATCGTTACATTCTAAAATGGGTTGTCGATTATTTAATCATATGTGTGAAGAAGATAAAAATCTAAGAGCTGATGTTAGTGAATCTGTTTATGAGGCTGCAAAACTTATTGTAAATATGGAACATAATTATATAGATAAGATTTTTGAACAAGGAGATATTGAAAATTTAAAGGCATATGACCTTAAGAATTTTATTTACAGAAGAACAAATGAAAAATTACAAGAATTAGGATTAGAGCCAATATTTGAATATGATGAAAAATCAGCAGATGAATTAGATTGGTTTTATCATTTAACTGGTGGTCATACTCATACTGACTTCTTTGCAATCAGACCAACTGATTATGCTAAAGCAGGAGAAGGTGATGATTGGGATGATATATGGTAATAATTAAAAAAGACAAAAATGACAGCAGATCAAATAGAAAAAGAATTAGGTTGGGAACGTGGTGTTGATTATCCAGAATGGGGTCATACTGATGTTTACTTAAATACAATATCAAGAGGGTATTGTTTACCAGGAGAAACTCCAAAGGATGCGTATTGGAGAGTTGCAACAACTGTTGCAAATAGGCTTAAAAAACCAGAGATGGCTGATAAGTTTATGAAGTACATTTGGAAGGGATGGTTAAATTTAGCATCACCTGTATTAAGTAATACTGGAACTGAAAGAGGTTTACCTATTAGCTGTTTTGGAATCGATGTAGCTGATTCTATTAATGATATAGGGCAAAAGAACCTTGAATTAATGTTATTGGCTAAACATGGAGGTGGTGTAGGAATATGCCATAATCAGATTAGACCAGCCGGTGCTTCTATAACTGATAATGGAACGAGTGATGGTGTAGTACCTTTTATAAAAATAAATGATTCTACAATTCTTGCAACTAATCAAGGTGCAGTAAGAAGAGGTGCTGCAAGTACAAACTTAAGTATTGAACATGATGATTTTTGGGAATGGTTAGAAATCAGAGAACCTAAAGGTGACATTAACCGACAATGTTTAAATACAAATCAATGTGTTGTTATAGGCGATAAGTTTATGAGAAATGTTTTGGAAGGTGATACTGAGGCAAGAAAAAGATACGGTGCAGTACAAAGAAAGAGAAGACAAACTGGTCAACCTTACATAATGTACAGAGGGAATGTAAATAAACAAAATCCTGAGGCATATAAGAGAAATGGTTTAAAAGTATTTATGACCAACATTTGTTCCGAAATCGTTTTACACACAGATGAAAATCATTCTTTTGTTTGCTGTTTAAGTTCTCTTAATCTTTCAAAGTATGATGAATGGAAAAATACTAATCTTATCTATGATGCAACATGGTTTCTTGATGGTGTACTTGAAGAATTTATACAAAAGGCAAAATACAGAAAAGGTTTTGAGAATTCTGTAAGAACTGCCGAGAAAGGTAGGGCAATTGGTTTAGGTGTTTTAGGTTGGCATACTTACCTACAGCAAAGAGGTATCGCATTCGAAGGGTTAGAAGCACAATACGAAACACGTAATATATTTTCTCAAATCAAAATAGAAAGTGAAAAGGCAAGCCGCGATCTTGCTGAGGAATATGGAGAACCTTTATGGTGCAGAGATACTGGTTTTAGAAACACTCACTTAAGAGCCGTCGCACCTACAGTTTCTAATTCTAAATTAGCAGGAGGGATATCTGCCGGTATTGAACCAGTACCTGCAAATATATGGACTGATCAATCTGCAAAAGGTACCTTTATTAGAAAGAACCAACAGTTAGAAGGTTATCTAGAAAAGATAGGTCATAATAATAAAAAGGTATGGGATAAAATTATGGCTGACGGTGGATCTGTACAAGGATTAAAATTCTTAGATGATTGGTGTTTCTTAAAAGGCATATTAATGAAATGTAAAGATGTTCCACAATATCAAGAAGGTGTTCCGTTCAAGGATGTGTTTAAAACATTTAAAGAAATTAATCAATTAGAATTAGTAAAACAAGCAGGCGTTAGACAACAATACGTAGACCAGGCAGTATCATTAAACTTAGCATTTCCTAAAGAAGCTACCCCAAAATGGATTAACCAGGTTCATTTGGAAGCATGGAAGCAAGGAATTAAAACTCTCTATTACATGAGAACTGAATCTGTACTAAGAGGTGACATTGCACAAAAGGCAATGGAAGACTGTATTAGTTGTGATGGGTAATGTTTCTTTAATGAAACAAAGATAATATTTTATGTATAATTAATAATACATTATGAAAGACTATACTTATATACTTGGACCTTGTAGCATTGAAAATGAGGATAACTTCTTAACTGTGGCAAAAACATTAGATGCTTGGATGGGAGATAAAAATTGGTACTTAAAAGGTTCTTTTGATAAAGCAAACAGAACTTCTATACATTCTGATAGAGGTCCTGGTTTAGAGGAAGGGATGGAAATCATGAGAACAGTTAAACATTACTATCCTGATATTAAAATCATAACAGATATTCATGAACCTTCTCAGGCTTTACCGCTATCCGAAGTAGTAGATGTTATTCAAATACCAGCATTCTTATGTAGACAAACAGATCTTTTAGTTGAATGTGCTAAAAATTTTAATATTATTAATATTAAGAAAGGTCAATGGTTATCTGCTGAAGCAATGAATCATGCAGTTACAAAAATAAAAGAAGTAGATCCTAACTGTGAAGTATGGGTAACTGAAAGAGGATCTAATTTTGGATATGATAGACTTATTGTAGATTTTAGAGGAGTTGATGTAATGAAAAAATTTGCAGATAAAGTTATTTTAGATTGCACTCATTCAACCCAAATGGCAGGCGACGGCATAACTGGTGGTAGCCGTAAGTTAGCAAAACAATATGCACAAGCTGCAAAGATTTTTGAATATGATGGTTCATTTATTGAAACACACCCAGATCCTGATAATGCAATATCTGACTCTGGTAGCCAAGTAGAATTAGACTGGTTAGTGTCTCAAATAAATAATATATGAAAACCAAAACTTCTGCAGGATTAGCGATCATATATGATAATAAAGTTTTATTAGCCCATACAACAAACAGAGGCTGGTATGGATCTTATGGAATTCCTAAAGGTGGTATTGAAGAAGGTGAATCTAAGTTAGATGCTGCGATTAGGGAAACAAAAGAAGAAGTAGGAATAAGTGTACCGAAAAATCTTATAGATAAAACCGAATATACATTTACTTTAACAACAAGAAAATATAAGTATACAAAAATTGTTTACTATTATGTAGTGAAGATAGATGATTTAAATCAAATAGGCTTAAAAGATTTAAAGGTTCCTAAAAAACAATTACAAGTAGAAGAAGTAGATTGGGCCGGTTTTATGGACTATAAGGAAGCAATAAAAAGGGTAATGAAATCACAATTATCTGTTATTAATAATTTAGTCGGAAAAGGATTACTAGAAAAGGAGTTTCATATTTTAAAGTTTAAGGATTTTGGATTATAATAAATTACTTGGAAGAGATCCTATATCTACCGATCTTAATTCAATCCAAGATTACATAAAAGGAAAAAGAGTATTAGTAACTGGTGGTGCCGGTTCAATAGGGAGTGAAATAGTAAGACAATTAATAAGCTTTGGTACTAGTACTGTTACGGTTTATGATAATGCCGAAGCTTCAATGTTTCATTTGGAGCAAGAAATAAGTAGATCATTTCCTAAGTCTCATATTAAATATGTAATAGGCGATGTAAGAGATAAGTATCGACTTGAAGAAGTTTTTGATTCATTTAAGCCTAATATAGTTTTTCATGCTGCTGCTTATAAGCATGTACCTATGATGGAGGCTAACCCAATAGAAGCAATAAAAACTAATGTATTAGGAACTATGAATGTTTCTAATATTGCCTATATGAATGAGGTAGAAAAATTTATAATGGTTTCTACCGATAAAGCAGTTAATCCTACAAATGTAATGGGGGCTACAAAAAGAATTGCAGAATTATATACACAATTCTTAGAAACAAAATCTGCCACAAATTTTATAATTACAAGATTTGGTAATGTATTAGGATCTGAAGGTTCAGTAATTCCAACATTTATAAAACAAATTGAAAGAGGAGGACCTGTAAGTGTCACTCACAGAGAGGTAATTAGATACTTTATGACTATACCTGAGGCATGTCAATTAGTTTTACAGGCAAGTGCACTAGGTAAAGGTGGAGAAGTATTTTTATTTGATATGGGAGAACCTGTTAGTATTACTGATTTAGCTAAAAATTTAATTAAGCATTTTAATAGTGATGCTAAAATTGAATACATAGGTTTAAGACCAGGTGAAAAATTATATGAAGAGCTATTATGTAATGGTGAAAATATGATACCAACTGATGATCATAATATTATGAAGCTGAATCATATTGATTATGATTTTAAAACTATTATTCCTAAAATAGAAAAATTATCAAAAATCAGATTAAATGATTTTTATAAAATACTTTTATTAATGAAGAGTATTGTACCAGAATTTAAAAGAGAAAGTAATGATTAATATTTACGGTAAAGGTGGTCATGCAAAGGTGGTTAGTTCTGTTTTAGGTGGTAGCCAAATAAGTTTTTATAACGATGAAGATTTTGATTTACAACAAGGTCCTTGGGTTATAGCAATAGGCAATAATAAATCCAGAAAGAGAATAGCCGATGAGGTACTAGGTGAAATAGAATATGTAACAGTTATATCAGATTCTGCAATTATATCTAATTATGATATTGGTGAAGGGAGTCAGATATTACAAAGTGCTGTAGTTCAAATAGATACTAAGATAGGTAAACATTGCATTATTAATACTGCTGCATCTGTTGATCATGATTGTCAATTAGGAGACTTTTCCTTTATAGGACCTAATGCAACTTTATGCGGCGGGGTTAAAGTTGGGGAAGGTAGTTTTATTGGTGCAGGTTCAGTAGTACTACCTTATATAAAAATTGGGAAAAATTGTATGATAGGTGCAGGTTCAGTAGTAACAAAAGATATACCTGATAATTCAACTGCATACGGAAATCCAGCAAAAATAAAATAATATGGGAAAAGATAAACCAGATATGTTTGCAGAAAATAAAGCTATTATGCCTTATGGTGACAGTGTAGGAGCTCCTGCTATTAGACCTACAAATATTTCTGCATATAAAAATGAAAAAGTTATAAAAACTAATCAATATTTTAAAGCAAGATTTGATGAGATAAAGGAGGAATATAAAAAGCTATTAGAATCTTATGAGTGGAATGAATTAGTTTATAGTAGTGATTTTAGATTTAAACCTATAAAAGGAAAGGCTTATTATTTATATCAGAGAGAAAATGATGAGACCTTATTTTTATCTTTGATAGGACCAGACGAATGGAATCAAATTTACATAGGTTCTTTTAGATTAGACTCAGATGATAAATGGGACAAAATTAATTAATATGAAAAAGATTTACTTATCACCGCCTCATATGTCAGGCAAAGAATTGGAATACATTAAAGAAGTATTTGATCAAAATTGGATCGCACCAGTAGGACCTCATTTAAATAAATTTGAGGATATGGTAAAAGAATATACTGGTACAAAGCATGCAGTGGCTGTTACTTCAGGAACTGCAGGTATTCATTTAGCATTAAGGGCATTAGGCGTAAGCGAGGGGGATTTTGTTTTATGTTCATCTCTAACTTTTATAGGAACAGTAAATCCTATTATTTATTGTGGGGCTGAACCTATATTTATAGATTCAGAAGAAGGTACATGGAATATGGATCCTATTTTATTGGAAACCGCAATACTTAATTCAACCGCTATAGGTAAAAAACCTAAAGCAATTATCCCGGTACATATTTTCGGTGTACCTTGTAATATGAAAGCAATTAAAAAATTATCAGATGAATATGACATACCTATTATTGAAGACGCAGCAGAGAGTCTTGGTTCTACAACAAATAATAAACATACTGGAACCTTTGGTGATATTGGCATTTATTCTTTTAACGGAAATAAATTATTATCTACCTCAGGTGGTGGAGTGATAATAACCGATGACAAACAAAAAGCTGATAAGATGAGGTTTTTATCAACACAAGCAAAAGATTCAATGCCTTTCTATCATCATACTGAAATAGGTTATAACTATAGAATGAGTAATGTTCTTGCTGCAATAGGTATAGGGCAAATGGAAGTTATTGAAAATAGAATTAAAAGAACTAGAAAAATAAATGAAACTTATAGAAAAGAATTAGGTGATTACTTTTATTCATTTCAAAGTGAAAGTGATAGTGATAGATCAAATTGCTGGTTAACTTGTGCAGTATTAAAAGCTGAAGATAGACCGGAAGATCTTATTAAACATTTGGAGAAAGATAATATTGAAGCTAGGCGCATTTGGAAGCCTATGCACCAACAGCCAATCTTAACCCAGTATCGGAAATATATAAATGGAAACAGTGCTCTATTATTCTTACAAGGTATATGTTTACCTTCAGGATCTGATTTAACAGATAAAGATTTAAAAAGAATAATAAAGTCTATAAAAACATTTTTTGATAAATGAGAGCGATATCCTTTGATGATTTTAACTTATTAGAATCTTATATAGGTTCTAAGAACTTTGAAATTTTACTAGAAAAAAATCTATCTAGTGAAATTGATAAAAAGATTAAGTTCGGTATTGTAATGCCTACTCATAAAATATCTGATGGTGGTGCCCAAACAAGTAGACAGAAATTTATGGATACACCTTCTTTACTTAGAGATTCTTTAGGATCTATAAAGAATCAGAAATATGACAATTATGTAGTTTATTTAGTTGGTGATAAATATGATGGTGATGAAGAAATAAAAACCGTCATGGATGAAGTAATCCCAAAAGGTAAAATTAAGTATCATAACTTATCAACACCAGGTGAAAGAGATAAAGGGTTTACTAAACAACAATTTAGATATACTGCAGGATGTGGTGCAATGAATAAAGGTCTTCAAATGGCAAAGAACGATGGATGTGATTATATTGTAAGAATTGATCATGACGATAAGTGGACACCAGATCATTTAGAACTTTTAGCAAAGGCATATACTCAATATCCTGAATTAGCTTATGTATTTACAAGAAGCCGTAAAAAGGTAGATGCAACAAACAGTTCTAAAAAGTTTATGTATCAACCAAGAGAAGAAAGACATACCACAACAATAGAGCCTAATAATTTAGGTTATACTCATGGTGATGTTAGCCACTCTGCTGTTTCATGGAGGCCAAGTATGTGTGGTGATTTAAGATATAGAGATGCTTCACAACAAGCAAACACTGCACCTAAAATACCTTTATCTAAAACAAATGCAGCTGATGTTGATATGTTTAATAGAATGATGAAAGCAATTAAAGATAAAGGTCATAAGTATATGTACATACCTAGATTAACTAGTTTCTATCGAAACAGAAAAGGTAAATTCTAATGAATATATAAAAAAACAATAAAAATTAACTATTATGGAAAAATTTGAAGAAATCAAAGCTTTAATCGAATCAGTAAGCGAAGACGTGGATAAATTTTACGCGAAAGGAAATAAAGCTGCTGCTGTAAGAATTAGAAAATCAATGCAGGAAGTTAAAAATCTTGCACAAGAATTAAGACTACACGTACAGGAAACTAAAAACAATATGTAATCTTACATAAACTCATTTAAAAGGACTATCTTTAACTAGGTAGTCCTTTTTTAGTTTTTATTGTCCTATTTACTTGAAACCTTTTTAAAAACCTCTATATAATAATAAATCAAACAGATTAAATGGAGAGGTGCTTAATATTAGATTTTGATGATACATTAGTTTCTACAATAGATACTCATGCAGATTCTTGGAGGCGTGCGCTGGAGAGAGTCTTAAAAAGAGAAATTCCATTAGAGACCATAATGGCAGATATTAATTATGGTATGGATGTTCTTTTAAAGAAATATCAATTAACTAAAGTTGAATCAAATTTAGCACAAAATTATAAAAGAGAAATTTTTTCAAAGAATCTTTATAAAACTAAAGTTAATCAATTACTTTTATGGATTATTGAAAATTCTAAATTTGAAAAGGTTATTATTGCATCTAATTCATCTAAAGAAAATGTAGATAGAATTATGTCTTATCATAATATAAGTACCGATTTATTCGACATGATTGTAACAAGAGATGATGTAGTTAATAAAAAGCCACATTCAGATATGGCAGATTTAATTTTTGAAACCTTTGATGATTATGAACCTAAAGATTTTCTTATGGTTGGTGATTCAGAAGTAGATTCAACATTCGCACTTAAAAATAATATGAAATGCATACTGGTAAAGTTTTAGTAGGAAATAGTGGAGATCGCGTTTATCTCCATGATAATAAGGTAGTTAAAGAAGCTGGTGTTTATCCAATAAAATTCAAACAGCAGATGGATTGGTTAGCCAATTGTACTCACCCTAATTTTATTAAGATAAGACCTTTATCTGATACTTCATTTGAAATGGATAAGTACCCTACATGGTATGATAAAATCTGTGAACAACCTTTAATTAAATCAATTGATCAATTAGACGATCTTATTCATATTGTAAATGATTTTGATGGTTATGGTACTGATGTAGATACAAGATCTTATTTAGATAAATTAGAAGGAAGAACCGGGTATACTTATGAAGGTAATTTAGATGCTTCTTCAGGTTGGGGTTTTGTTCATGGTGATTTAACAGTAAGCAATATCTTATATGATAATGATTTTATTTTTATTGATCCTAGAGGTACTGAAGAACAGAATTATTATGATTATGGAAAACTGATGCAATCGTTTGTAATGAAATATGAGGCCCATATATACAATGAAAGGAATTCTAAATATCTTAAGTTCTGTAGAGAAGCAGAAAACATAATGTATGAATGGTATGATGAATATCAATTAAAATTCTTTTTAGCAGTCCATTTACTAGGAGCAGTACCTTTCTTTGAGTTAAATGAAAGATATGAATTGGCCGGTATGTTTCTTAAGAAAGGGCATGAATTATTTGACGAATTAGAAATTAAATATAGCAAATGAGCAGAGTAAGAAAAGCAATTATTCTAGCAGCCGGAAGGTCTACTAGGTATGGATCAAATAAACTTATAGATCCAATTTTAGGAAAATCAACAATTCAGTATTGTGTAGAATTCTGTATTGAAAATGGAATAGAAGATGTATATGTTACTATAAGCAAATCTGACTTCTTTTTTAAAGGAAGAAATACTAAATTATCTCATCCTATTATTGAAAGTTTATCTAAGTATAAAGAAAAGATAAACATTTATTATGAATTCCAAAAGGATGATGAATACGGACCGGGTGCTGCAATTAAAGCATGGGAAGGTAAATTTTATGAACCTTTCTTATGTCTCTTTGGTGATAATTATTATCAAGGTAATATTGGTTTAGAATATCATGATCCAAATAATACTGTAGTTACTTATAAGGATTATGAAACTAGAGCAAGGAATTTACAACTTGCTACTATCCTAGAGGATGTAGTTATTGAAAAACCTCATGGCGTAGTAAACGGAAGATACTTCTGTGGATATATGATATTTGCAAAAGAAGCATTTGATAACTTAAGCAGTATTAAATTATCAAATAGAAATGAATATGAAATTACTCATCTTATAAACTCGATGGATAATTTAAAATTTGAAGAATTAAATATATGTTGGTATGATCTAACATATGAACAAGATAAACAAGTAATAGAAGACATTATTCAAAATTGTTAATATGAAAGAAAATGTAAAAAAGATTGGCTTTTTTAAATTAGGTAAAGCCATTAAGTTTAATGAAAACAGTTGGAGTGCAATCGGTGGAGATTGTGAACCTAAGCAATTAATTTGTTCAATTGCAAACAGAAATCCTAATATTGAATATTGGCTATTAAGCCCTAATGATTTAGGAAAGTTTAGGGCAAAACAAAAACCAAAAGTAAATTCTTTATTTGGTCCACCGCAAACGGATGAACCTACTGTGCCTAACAATATTAAGGAATTTCACTCTACTATGAAAGAGAGAAAGTCTACCGATGAAACTGTTGAAATTATTCAAGGTTTAGATTTGGATTACATTTTCTTTTATACTGGGCCGACTAGTACTGTTAATATTCCAGAATATATTAACAAGAAAGATGGTACTGGTCAAGTTAAATCATTAGACTTCTTTAAGTACTATGCAGCTCCAATTATTAAAGCAATGAATGAACTGGAAAAGAAAGTTCCTATTGTCGGATTACTTGTAGATAACCGATATATTCTTGCATGTAAAGATTGGGGAATTAATAATAGACCTACTTATTATTTAGCACAAAATACATTTACTAAAGAAGAAGAATATTTTTGCAATCCTCCACTCCGAGATACTGCAAAGATAACATCAACTTATGAATATTCTGGTATTGAAACGGTATTTCTTTTAGATAAGAAAAGATATAACACAGATGAATTGTTTGAAATGAAAAAGACAAATTCATTTATGATGCTACAAAATCAAGGTAAAGGATCAGGCGGAATGGACCGATGGGATCCAGTAAAAGAGTATATCGTTGATCAAGATATTGAAACTGATATTTACGGAAAATGGGATGATGAGATTAAAGAAAAATATCCTAAATGGTTTAAAGGTGAAACAAGAATTGAAACAATGACCGATGAATTACTTAGTACCAAATATACATTCTGCGTTCCTATTAAAGAAGGTATGGTCACTTCTAAATATGCAGAAATGTTACATTATGGTATAATACCTTTCTTACACCCATCTTACGATACTGACTTTAATGTGTTTCCTGAAGGTCACTTTATTAGATGTAAATCACCAGAAGATTTAAAAAAGAAGATTGAATTCTTAAATGCAAACCCAGAGCATTATAAGAAATTATTCTATAACCTCCAAGAAAAGTATCTTAAAGATTCTTATTATACTGGAGAACATGTAGATAACAAAATCTGGGAAGCTTATGAACGTGTAACAAAAACTGAAACTGTAAATGTATAATTCTGAAACAAAAATCCTGGTCACCGGTGGAGCTGGGTTCGTTGGAACAAATTTTATCAACGATTTATTAAATAGAGGTCATAATCCTAAATGTATTGCTGTTATTGATAATATGGAACATGGTACATATATACCTAAAGTTCATGACCAAATTGAAAATTTTCATAAAGTAGATATTAGAAATCAATATGTGGAAAACATTATAGAGGAATTTAAACCTGATTATGTTTATCATTTTGCTGGTCTTGTTTCTATTTATGACTGTAATGAAGATCCATATGAAGCAGTAGATAATAATATATTAGGAAGTATTAATGTAATGAATGGGTGCTTAAAGGCTGATGTAAAAAGAATCATCTTTAGTGAAACTTCTGCCGTATATGAAAACTGTGAAATGCCAGATGAAGGCTTTAGTGAAACTCAATCAGATCCAACTACTGTATACTCTACTACTAAAGCATGTCTTGCATTATTAGCAGAATCATATCAAAGAACTAAAGGATTAAATTATACTGCACTAAGATACTTTAATGTAGCTGGGCCTTTACAAGATTATAATAGAACCATCCCACCAGTATTTGCAGGATTTATCTTAAGAATTAAAGGCGGTCATAATCCTATTGTATTTGGTGACTATATGAAAGCAAGAGATTACATTGATGTATCTGATGTTAATGCATTCCATATTCTTTGTATGGAAAATGAGGATACTGCAAACCAAACATTTAATTTAGGAACAGGTAAAATGACTAACTTAATGGAACTTAAAAATATGATTGGTGATATTATGGGTGTTGGTGAAATACCTTTTGATCATTATGATCCGATTGCAGGTGAAGCATTAAATATTCGTGGAGATATTTCCAAGGCTAAATCAATGGGATGGGAACCTAAAAAAGATATTAAAGATACTATAAAAGAAACTATAGTATATCTTGAAAATGAAATCAGTGAAGGTACAATTGATCCTTTAACATTTATGGAGGATCTAGAAATTGAAAAAGTAAAAATTTAATATGGGAAAAGAATTAAAATGGGGTACTATAATTCCACTAATTGGTGGTAGTGCTATAGGATGTAAAAAATCTGCAGGTAATGAACCGGCATTTCATTTAAGTTATGATGCATTTGCTGCAAACGAAAGTCATATTGAAAAATATTGGCCGGATGTACCAATGTACAGATTAGATCATGAAGATTTAGATATACCTAAACAAACTTTTAATGAAGTTGATTATGTAAATTCAGTTTGCCCTTGTGCAGGTTTATCACAATTAAATTCTGCAAAAGGTACTGCTGCATCAAGAGGATCTGGTGCTACTCAAAATCAATGGATGTATAATTCCTCAGAGTATATTTTAGAACATGTTAAGCCTAAAGTTCTTTGGGGTGAAAATGCCCCAGGTCTTTTTACTAAAATGGGAGAAGGTGTTGTTGATAGGTTAAAAGAAATAGGCCAGAAATACGGATATAGTTTTTCTCTTATTAAAACAAATACTGAACTTCATGGAATTCCTCAGAGAAGAATGAGAACCTTTTACTTCTTTTGGAATACACCAACAGTTCCAATGTTAAATTGGAAATTTAGAGAAAAGAAAAATCTTATTGATTATTTAAAAGAAATTCCTGAAGATGCTACACAACAAGATATGTTTATGGTAGAAGGAAAGGTTACTGATCACTTTAAGCCTTATGAATATGTTTTAGAAAAAGAAGGATTAACTCATGCTGAGTTTGCTGCAAAATTTAAAAAAGGAACCATTGCACAATATTTAGAAAATAACGATCTGATTGATGACTGTATTAAATGGTTAGAAAAACATTATCCTAAAAGAGGTTTTTCAAATAAAAAATCTACAAAGACTTTTATTGATATGTTAGAGCATCAACAATATAAAACAAGCCAAGGATTAGGTTATTGGGATGCATCTCCACATTTCTTCCATGATTCTTTTTCTGCTCTTATTGGTAGAAATATGTTTAATGGTGTTCACCCAATTGAAAACCGTTATCTAAATGTAAGAGAAATGATGCACTTAATGGGTTTACCTTTAGATTTTAAAATTGAATCTTCTCGCCAAGTTAATCACATTGCACAAAATGTACCAGTTACCACTGCGATGGATATGGCTAATGAAGTTAAAAAATTCTGTGAAGGAAATGCCAAGATGACAAATTACACTTTCTTAAAACAGGATAACACAAATCAAAAAGTTATAGCATCTGAAGAATTAGGTGCTAAACCAAAAAAGAAGTATAAAGTAAAAAGTATAATTTAATTATGAAAGATAAAGCTTTAGCAATAGGCGTATCCAGTCTAGAGTTTACAAATATCTTATGTAGTTATTATCCTAAAGGGATAAAGGAGAAGTTTGATATTTACCTATTTGTGGATGATACTAAAATAGATTTAGATAAACTTGCTGGTATTTTTAAAGAGCACGATTTAGATATATTTAAAAATGCTCAAATTATTATTCTTAATGATCTTTATGATTACTATATTAAGAAACATGGCTATGAAGGTAAGTCAAAAGAATTTTTATTAAGTCATGGATGTCTATTTAAAATCTTAATGCCTATATACCTAAAAGAAAAATTTGGAGTAAAGAGAACATTAGTATCTGATGATGATGTATTTATCTTAAATGACTTAAGTTACATGTGGGATGAGTACGAAGAGTTCGGTATTAAAAAAGAAAATCTATTTTACATTAGAAATAAAGATAAGTATGATGTAATGGATGCGTTTAATGAAATCTTTGAAACTGATTTTACATTAGAGCAAATGAATGGCCTTTCTATTAATGCCGGTAATATCATATATGGCGAGGATCCTAAATTAGAATATTACTTTGAAAGATTTATGAAGCACCCATTCATCCATCACCAATATTTCAATTTTACAGGATATACAAGTTGGACAGTAGAACAGAGATTCCATCATTTTAACATTCATAGGTATTTAGCCGAAGGTAGAAAGGTTAAATTTACTGATAGTAAAGACTTAAGGCTAATGCAAAATAGAGATAAGATGATGAAGGCTGGTACTCCACCTGACAAATACCTTAAGGTTGTTGTGCCATCTATTATTCATTATGCAATAGGTGTAAAAAAGCCTTTATGGTTAAATGATTTTTTACCAGGGTTAGAATGGAGATATGGTTTTAAGTATGAAGCTAAATATGAACTTAAGAATATTCTTTATGATAAAAATTGGTCTCCACCTTCATTTAAAAGCATACAGAAAAATGGATTTATTTTAAAGAAAGAATTAAAAACTAAGTCTGTATTCTAGCTTAAACTAAGTAACAATAATCAATATAATAATAAACAAATAAATTTTTAAATGGAAACAACTATTAACAAAATTGACGGTTATGAATTAAGTTCATTCGTTCGCAAATTACTTCCAATTGACAAATTCATCTTTATGAAAATCGCAAAAGAAGGTACGGTATCTTCTGTGTATTTTCCTGAGAGAGATGCCGTAAAATTGGTTAACACACCAACTTCTGATATTTTTGATGCTGATATTAAAGAACCGGTAAAGGTTAGTTTTTATAACGGTACTAAAGTTATTGACGCATTAAGCCATTTTAATGGTGATGTAAAAGGTAGAATTAAGTATACCGAATATGATGGTGAATTAATGGCAAGTGATTTTATTTTAGAAAATGAAGATCTTCAGATTAATTTGGCATGTACAGATCCATCATTATCATTTATGGAAATGAGCAAAGAAGAAACAGATAGAGCATTTGGTGTTGATTCTAAAATGTTTGATTTTGATTTACTTACTACTCATGTGGATAAAATGAAATCATTATTTAACCTTGATAAAGATGAGGATATTTTTACTCTTTACATTGGTGAAAAAGGAATTAATATTAAAGGTACTTCTTATGATGCTACACTTTGTCACTCTTATGATTCAAATGTTGAAAAAGGAGCAAAGGTTGTAATTTATAAGAAATATATTAATCTTTTAGATAAAGAAAATTACAAGGTAAGTGTATGTGAAAATAAAGTGGTTTTTAGATCATTAGATACAAACACTCATCTTACTGTGGCTGTTGCCATTACTGACGAGGATTAATAAATCACTCCAATATAATAAAGGGCATCAGAAACGGTGCCCTTTAAACCTTTTCTAATCTTACCGTATAAAAATAAAAATGACTGAGGAATTACAGAACATAAAAGAAGAAGCATCTAAGTATTATAATTATGAACAGGCTGTTAAGTTAATGCTTAACTCTATCTATGGTGCATTCGGTAATCCTTATTTTTATTTCTTTAATGTTGATATAGCAGAAACCATTACACTCCAAGGTAAGGATGCTATTTTATATACTGAACAACTTATTAACAAATATTTTAAAGAATTTTGGCATAGAGATATACCAGCTCATACTGAAATGGGTATAACTGTTACAGGTAAGATTGAAAAACCTGTAGGTATTTATATTGATACGGATTCAGTTTATGTTAAATTTGATGAGGTTATTAAAAAGAGTGAAGGGTGGCAAGGTGATGAAAAAGAATTCATACTTAAGCTTTATGAGGTAAGATTAAATGATTACATTGAAAAGATTCTTCAAAAATATGCTGATGATAACAATGCAGAAAACTTTTTATCATTTGAGTTGGAGAGTATTGCTAAAAATGCAATATGGTTAGCCAAGAAAAAGTATATGCAAAATATTGTTTGGAAAGATCCTAATATTCACTATGATGATCTTTCAAAAATCAGTTCAAAAGGTTTTGAAATTATACAATCGTCAACTCCTATTTTTGCCAGAGAAAAACTTAAAGAATTATTAACGTATATCTTTTCTGTTAATGAATTAGATATGGGTAAGTTTGCGGCATTACTTAAAGATATTAAAAGGCAATTCAGATTAGCCAATGTAGATCAAATTAGTTTTTCTAGGAAAGTAAATAATTATCAAAAGTATATTGTGAATGATTATGATGCGTTTGAAATTGCATCTAAATGCCCAATAGGCGTAAGGTCTGCTGGTTATCATAATTATCTTTTAAATAACTCAGGTAAGAAAGGTAAATATCAACCATTGGGTAATGGTGAAAAATGCAAAATGTATTTTTCTATGGATAAATCATGTGATGTGTTTGCTTATGCCCCTGGTGATTATCCTTATGAATTTGCACCTAAGATAGATTATGATAGACAATTTGAAAAAACAATACTTGATCCAATTAATCGTGTTGTTACTGCAATGGGCTTTAAAGGATTTAATAGAAATCTAATTTATACAACAAGTCTATTTTAGATTAAAAATAAAAATTAATTATGAAAAACCCGGACGTTATAAATAGAAAAGATTTATCAAACTTATGTAAATTTACATTAGATCATGGTGGAGATATATCTCAAATTAAAATTCCGTTTTCAGAAACTAAAGGTGATGGTTTAACCAATTCTTCTATTTTATGGCATAATGATAAATGGATGCTAAATTTAAGAAGAGTAGGTTATCTTTTATACCACAGTGAAAACTTGCAGAATTTTCCTGCTCCATGGGGGCCTTTGACTTATCTTAACCCGGAAGATGATGTAGTTCTAAGGACTACTAATTATATTTGTGAATTGAATGAAGATTACGAAGTATCTGATTGGGGTAAGGTAAATACAGATTTACTTGATAAAAAACCTTTATGGACTTTTATAGGATTAGAAGATGCAAGGTTACAGAATTGGGATAATGTATTAACACAATCAGGAGTAAGACGAGATACTACTACTAATGGTGAAGGTAGGATGGAATTATCTACTATATCAAAAGTAGGAAATACTAATTATGAAGAATTAGAACGCGTTAGAGTATCACCACCAGACCCACGTACACATGCAGATGGTGGATCTTACTGTGAAAAAAATTGGATGCCTATAAATGATATGCCTTATCACTATGTAAAGTGGGCAAATCCTACTGAGATAGTTAAAATTGATCCCATAGAAGGTACGTCTGAACAAATAAAACTTGTAGAACAACCTCACATCAAAACAAAAAGAGATATGAGAGGTTCGTCCAATGTCATTAAGTATAAAGATCATTGGATTGCTATTATTCATGAAGTAGATTTATGGTTTACCCCTGAGGATAGAAAAGATTCTATATATTATCATAGGATCGTAATGTGGGATAAAGATTGGAATATTAAACACATTAGCCCAGAGTTTGATTTTATGACCGCTAGGATAGAATTTACATGCGGTATGGCATTTGATGGTGAAAAGTTTTTAATTCCTTTCGGTTTTCAGGATAATACTCAATTTATTCTACAAATGCCACCAGATGTAATGGAATATATTATTGGGTTCAGTGATAATAAACCTCAGCCTATTAAAAAATATACTTACTCAAAAAGAAAGGAGTTATATGATTTTATAAATAATCCATTTGATAGTAAAAATGCTTTTAATTTAGCAGAGACCTATTATCAGGAAAATCAATATGCTTCTGCGTTAGGATTATATTTAAGAGCGTGTGAATATACTAAAGATAAAGATGAACAGTATAATGCATATTTTATGGTAAGTAGTTGTGTTGCAGCGAAAGGAGGAAGGGATATTTGTGAGCGGCGAATGTGGCATAGATTAATTGATGCAGATCCTACTAGACCAGAAGGTTACTTAAAGTTATCAAATTTCTATTCATGGAGAGGTGATTATCATGAAGCATATTTTGTATGTTCTCTTGCACTAAGGAGTGTAAGTAGAGGACCGTTAGATATTGGAAAGTTTCAAAAGGCAGAAGGAGCTCAATATGATTTTGAATTACTTAAAGATCTTTGGGGAGGTTCATACGGTAAAATTAAAGAAAAATTGGCAGTCTTACATGAATACCAAACAAGATCTCATAGGCAACCAAATAGATTTGAGATAGGATTAGATAATTGGCTACAAAAAGAATCCAAGAAATATAAATTAATAGACTAAACAAATCTTATTTTTTCTATATAATAATAAAATAAAAACTTAATATGGCAAAAGAATTTTCATTCGCAGATTTAAACAAGGAAATGTCAAAACACTCCACGTATGGAGAAACGTTAGATAAATCTACAATTTCAGAAATTGATCATTATATACCAACAGGTAACTTTCATCTTAATGCATGCTTAACAGGTTCTCTGTTTGGTGGATATCCTAATAATAGGGCAGTTGCATTAGCCGGACCTTCTGGTACGGGTAAAACTTATCTTATCCTTAATGCAATCAAACAGGCACAGCAGCAAGGGTATAGTATTGTATTTTATGATTCTGAAAATGCTGTAGATAAAAGATTAGTAGAAAAATTTGGAATTGATCCAAAGAAATTCAGATATGAGCCATGTAATACCGTACAAGAATTTAGAACCTCGGTAACTGCAATTACCGATGTACTAATTGAACAAAAGTCAAAAGGTATTGCTTTACCTAAAATTATGGTAGTGTTAGATTCTGCAGGTAACTTGGCAACTCAAAAAGAAATTGATGATGCTAAAACAGGCAGCAGTAAGGCTGATATGACAAGAGCCAAACTTCTTAAATCTACCTTCCGAATTATTATGACCCAATTTGGAATTTGTAAAATACCTTTCCTGTTTACAAATCATACTTACCAAACACAAGATCTATTTTCAAGGCAAGTAGGGGGTGGTGGTACTGGTCCTGAGTATGCTGCTTCTATTATCTTATTTTTAGGTAAAGCAAAACTTAAGGAAGGTATAGAACAAACAGGAATCATTGTAACTGCAAAACCAAATAAAAATAGATTTGCTAAACCTACTAACATTAAATTCCACATTTCTTTCAATAAAGGTATGAATCCTTATATTGGTTTAGAAGAATATATTAGTTGGGATACTTGTGGTGTTGAAAGAGGTAGGTTTATAAATGCAAATGCTTTTAATAAATTAACCGATCCAGGAAAGGCTGAGTGTAGAGAGCATACATATGAAAAGGATGGTAAAGAAGTTACTATTTATTTTCAACCAGCAGCAACCGCTAGAAAGATTTGTGTAAAGCACCTTAATGATACAGTTGAACTTAATCAATTATTTACACCCGAAGTTTTAACTGAAGATGTCTTAAAATCTTTAGAGCCTATAGTAGCCGATAAATTTAAATATGGTGAAGAAATAGATGTTGAAAACTTAACCGAAATGTTAGAAGCCGATGTTGAAGAAAAGTCTTAATACTGCGAAACTTAAAGTAAAGCACGTATTAGGAAATCATACAACATTACCAAACTATCCAGACGCTGAGGATATCATATATGAACTAATACGTGATTATTGTGGTAAAGTAGCAAAGGAGATCAAATTCACTAATGTTTCTTTACAAAAAAAATATAGTCTTTCTGATGAAAAGGCTAATTCAATAATTATGCAACTTAGAAATGATAAAATTATTAAAGTATCATTATCTAATTCTGCTTACACTACATATGAAGTAGTCGTAAATCCTTATGAATAAAATAAAGTAATAAAATAATATGTGGTTTTATAATTATAAAAAGAGTATAGTAGAATTAGATACTAATGGGTATTTCATAAGTGATAGAAACTATGCAAAATGGTTATATGCTAACGATGTATATAATGCCGAAGCTGGTATGATTAACAGTATTAAATGTGGAGACTCTCAATATATTGCAAATAAGAGTAAAATATTTTTGGATGTCGGTGCTCATCATGGTATGTGGTCATTTAATTTAGCACCTTTCTTTAAAGAGACATATGCATTTGAACCTAATTCTAAATCATTTAATTATCTTTGTGCAAACATTGCCGTTAAGGATTTACATGACACTGTTAATACTCATAGATTCGGAATAGGAGATAGTAATAATATCTTAACATTTTATAAGAGAACGAGTAAATATGATGGCCAAGGGGGATTGGATGGATTTTTGGATTTGGATGCTGTACAAATAGACGAAGTAAACACCGAAGAGATAGAAGTAAGAACTATAGATAGTTTAAATATAGGTGATGTTGGTTTTATTAAAATAGATGTTGAAGGGTTTGAAGAAAATGTAATTTTAGGTGCCAAGGAAACTATTAAGAAAAGTAACAATCCTCCTATTCTATTTGAAAGCTGGTACCCAGGTAAAGAGCCTTGGGATAATAACACTGTTGTTAAATTAAGAACTAAATTACTCACTACGTTACAAGAATTAGGGTATAATCAATTTACTGAATGGTTACATCATGGTGAAATGATATTGGCAGAAAAAGTAAATAATCAAACTACTTCAATTTACTACAATAAAGATAAGACTAGAAAACAATCGCTATCTTCTTATTTAGATGAATTAAGTACATACATAAACTAAGTATAGTTTTTACTATATAAAAATAAACAAAGATGAATTCCAGTACAGATCACGAAAAAATATTTTTTAATTACTTTCTTAAAAAGCCACATTATTTAAAAAGTACTGGTCCAGGCTTCTTTTCCAATAATGATTTAGATCATATAGCAAAATTATCAAAAAAGTTTTATGTTGATTTTGGTGAAAGTCCTTCAAGAGAACAAATGAAGGCCTTAATAAAAGATGATCCAAATGAAATACCAGATGATATTGTATCTAGCATATATGATATTAATATTAATGAATATGATCAGGATTGGTTAAAGAGAACCGGTGAATCCTGGGTTAAGTGGAAACATTTTGATAAACAGTTAGTAAGAACTATTGAATATGTTAAGACACAAGATGTATCACCTGAAAATGTTGAAGATGTTGTAACTCGTGCAATCGGTATGATCTCTACTGACGGATCTTTAAATTTTGATACCGATGTAGGTTTAGACTTCTTTAACCCTGAGGATCATATCCAAAGAACTTCTAAAAAAATTGAAACAGGATGGACATTCGTTGATAATGTTTCAGGTGGTGGTTATGATACTAAATCTCTTATCGTTTATGCAGGTGAACAGAACATTGGTAAATCTATTTGGTTGGCAAATGATGCTGCTAATTTTGTTAGAATGGGTCATAATGTAGTTTTCATATCGGCAGAAATGTCGGCACAAAAGGTAATAAAAAGGATAGGATCAAATCTATTAGGTATACCAATGCCACAATATGATGAGAAGACTGGTAATAGAGATTATATGAAAAGACGCCTTGAAAAAATATCTCGAGGTTTATTACCACCAGGTAAACTTTTTGTAAAAGAAATGCCAACTTCACAAGGTACAGTTTTAGATATAGAAGCTTACCTAAAGGATTTAGAAGAAGCACAAGATCATAAAGTAAATGTATTAGTTGTTGATTATATTAACATTCTTGCAAATTATAGAAATCCTAATACAGAAAATACTTATATGAAAATTAAACAAATTGCTGAGGATCTTCGTGCCTTAGCGGTTAAGAGAGATATGTTGGTTATTTCTGCAACTCAAATTAATAGAGGTGCATGGGATGCCACTGAAGTAAGAATGGAAAACATTGCAGAATCTGCAGGTCTTGCGCATACAGCAGATGTTATGTATGCTCTTATCCAAGATTCTATGATGCATGCAAATCGTGAGTATTGGTTAAAGGTATTAAAAATTAGAGATGGTCAAGGTAAAGGTACCAGGTGTAGGTTCAATATTGATTACGAGCACATGAGGTTAACTGAAACTGATGATATAAATTAAAATAAAAATATGTGGGGTAAAAAGAAAAAACCAAAATTAGATGAGAATGGCAAACCTATTCAGAAGTCTTTAGCAGATAAAGATAAAATTTTTAATAACACTTATGGTGATCAAGACATAACTGAAAATAAAGTAAACTTTACTGTTGCCGCAACTTATGGGGACAGTATGGATCCTGATGATAAGATGCATTATGATTTACTTATTAAGAAAATTGATAAGATTATTAAAGGGAGTGAATATGAGCATTTAAACGAAGCAACACCAGAAGGTGTTATTAAGAAATTAAATAAAGTACAAATAAATCGAGTATATTCTTTTATTATTGAACATTTAGGTGAAGGCTATACAAGAGTAGATTTATTTAGTGTTATATCAGATTACTTTGATGTATTTCCAAATAAATTTTATAATTCGCTTTCTAACAAATTTAAGGATGAACTTATTAAAGAATTAGATGATAAGTATAATATCCTAGAGAAAAGAAAAATCCGAAAATTATTTTAATATGGCAAGAGTTTGGATGGTTAGTGATTCACACTTAGGTTGTAGATCAAATTCTGTTTTGTGGCTTAATATTATTGAAGATTATTTCTTTAACTTTTTTATACCTTTGGTTAAAAAAGAATATAAGAAAGGTGATGTTCTTTATCACTTAGGAGATGTATTCGATAATAGACAAAGTGTTAATTTAGCTGCACAGGATTTGGCAATCAGAGTATTTGAAGAATTAGGAAAGATATTTCCAGATGTACATATCATTGTAGGTAATCATGATATAATGAGAAAGAATTCAAATGAAATTGCATCTGTTGATTGTTTAAAATATATTCCTAATGTTACGGTGCATAAAGAACCTAAGATTTTACAATACGGAGATACTAAATGTTTACTGATGCCTTGGAGAAGAGATCATAAACATGAAAAGGAAACATTAGATTCAATAAAGGAAAAAATTGATTATATGTTTTGTCATACTGAAACGAGAGGTGTTCAGACTAGTCCAAGTACAAAACATTTACATGAAGGTGGTAATGAAGTAGGTATCTTTAAAAGATTTAAAAGAGTATACTCTGGTCATATTCACTATAGGCAAGATAAACAGAATTTTGTTTTGGTAGGTAATCCTTATCAAATGACTAGATCTGATAGAGGTAATCAAAAAGGTATATACTTATTAGATTTAGAAACTGGAAAGCACCAATTCTTTATGAATAAAAGGAGTCCAGAATTTATAAGGTATTATATTAATGATATCTTGGAGATGCGTATGGATGATATAAAGAATGAAATTAAGGATAATTTTGTAGATGTTTTTATACCTTCAAATGTATTAGGAAAGTATAACATTAATATGTTTATGGATTATCTTGACGGTGTTGCCAGAAAATTAGAGCCAAGAATTTATGATGAGGAAAATCCTTATGATAGAGAAGATGGGGAAATGTCTGATTTTAACGGAGAGCTTAACCTAATGAATATTGCTGCCGAATATATTAATTCTTTGGAATATGAAGAAGATTTAAAGGACAGATTAAAGACATCTGTGCAAGAACTATACAAAAGAACATTATCACCTAACTATGAAGATTAAAAAAGTAGAATTTAAAAACTTTGCAAGTTATGGAAACCGAACTCAGGTAATAGAATTTGATAAAGATAAAAGTGATCTTTATTTAGTTCTTGGTGGAAACGGTGCAGGTAAAAGTACACTTGCTAAAGTAATTACATATTTATGTTATGGTAAAGTTGAAGGATCTACATTAAAAGATTTACCTAACAGAGTAAACGGTGCTCTTTGGGGTAGAATAGAATTAGAATCTAAAAATAATACTGTTGAAATAGAAAGAGGAATTAATCCAGGTATTTTTAATGTCAAAATAAATGGTTCTGAATATGATGTTGCAGGTAAAGTAAATCTTCAGGATTTTTTAGAAACCGAAATTTATGAAATCCCATATCACGTATTTAAGAATGTAATTATTTTATCTGTGAATGATTTTAAGTCATTCATAACAATGTCTCCGTATGATAAGAAAAGAATCATTGATAAGATATTTGGTTTTTCTATTATTAATGAAATGGCTGAAGCTGTTAAAGAAAAGAGGAGATCAATTATTGAGGAAATCAGAACATATGAAGATGAAATTCGTACCCTTAATGAATCTATAGAATCGGTTATTGAAAAAATTCAACAATTTGAAAAGGTAAGTAAATCTAAAGATGCTGAAAAGATTAAATTGCTTAAAGAGAAATTAGTAGAATTAAATGTAAATAGAAAAAAACTAAAAGACTTAACAGCAGCGACAAAAATAAACCTTGAAAAATTAGATGAGAACTCTAGAAAAAAGAATAATCAAAAATCTTCCTTAAATAATAAAATCAATACAGTTAAGAAGGAGCTTAAGCTTTATGAAAATAATGCATGCCCTACATGTACAGCTCCTCTTAACTCTGATTTTCATTTAGATATTAAAAAAGAAAAGGAAGAAAAATTAGATTCTTTATTTACTGAATGGAATCAAATAAAAGCAGATGCTGAAAAGGCTGAAGCTGATTTGGTTGACTTAAGACAAAAAGGAAGAAAGATTCATGTTAAGGTTGGTCAATTAGAAACTCAAATGGAAGCCATTAAAGATAAGTTAATTGAAATGGCAGATAAAGATGAATCAGAATCATCCACACACCTTAAGCAATTAGTAAAAGACTTTAAAGTTCGTAAAGATGATAAAACTACCGGTAAGCTTAAAAGTGAAGGTGAGGATTATTATTTAACTATCTTAGAAAACATAATGGGAGAAAATGGTATTAAGAATTTAGCAGTAAGATCTATACTCCCTTCTTTTAATAATCATATTCTTTTGATGGGAAGAGAAATGGGTATACCTTTTGGTATTAGATTTAATGAAAAGTTTTATTGCTCTCTCCATCATCTAGGAACTGAAATAAGCCCAAAGACATTGAGTACAGGTGAAAAGAAGAAAGTAGATTTTGTAATTATTATGGCATTAATGAAAATGATTAAAGTTAGGTTCCCATCTCTAAATATTTTATTTTTAGATGAAATCTTCTCTTCTATTGACTCTGATGGTGTCCACCATATAATTAATATACTTCATAATACTATTCAAGATATAGGCCTTAATACCTTTGTTATCAACCATACAGTTTTACCGAGCGAATATTTTGATAAAAAGATTGAAATTACCAAGGATGCAGGCTTTAGTGAATTTAACATTGAATCTATTGGATAAATAGTATATAAACAAAGACCAATGAATGTCAGCATATAATCAAGAATTTAATAAAGATAACACTATTCTCAGATACCTAGTAGTAGGTATGCTTGCCGAATTAAGTAAAAAGGTTTATTATTATAACCAAGTAGATGAAGATACTTTAAAAAAGATTGAAGTACCTTTTTTCTATTCAATATCCGGTAATGAAAGGTTTCTTTTAGATAATTTTATGTTTGATGCCGAAAAGGAAGGCAAGGCAATAGGTGATTATGAAGTAGTACCTAGGGGTATTATTCAAATGAATTCAATGTCTATTAATTCAGATGAGCAAACAAACAAATTTACAAGAGCTGAGTTTGTTAGAGAATGGGATGGTGTATTAAAGACATTTTCTTTAATGACAAATTTTTTACCTGTTACTGTAGGTTTCGGTGTAACTATTATATGTTCAAATAATTTGGAAATGTTAAAGGTAACTGAAGCTATAATGAGCAAGCTTTACAAAGGTACATTATTTAACGTTGATTTAGGAATGTTTAGAGTTAATGCATCTATGTCAGTACCAGAAGATTTTTCACAAGATAGATTATTTGAATGGGGATTAAATGACAAGAAAGAATTTCAGGTTACCTTTGATATGGAATTAAGATCATTTATGCCAGTGTTTGAAAGCGGTATTCTTTTACCAGAAATAGACTATATAACACAAGAAGCTATTAGGCTTAATCCTGATGCTGTTGGTGTAGGTCAATTAAGATGTGATGATAATGGCAATATGGGAATTTATTTTGGTGGAGTATTCCAAACCTTTAAATTCACGGATACTGATTTAAAAGTTGCTCCGTTTGAAAGCCTATTAAGTAATCAAGGATATAACACTATAACAAATAAGGAAGTAGGCGGTCCTTATGATGAAAGGGAGATAGATTCTTCTCCATCACCTACAGAAACAGATGCTAGTAAGGTTTATAGAAATGCTAACGGTGACGAAGGATAATTAACTCTAAGATCTTAGAATATATAAAACAAATCAAATTCTATAATATGGAAAAAGTTATTAAAGAAGGTCAAACTCAAGTTTACGTTGATGGTTCAATTGAGAAACAAGCTGGCGTAAATACTGATGCACCTTACCTTAATGCACCTAACCAACAATTAATTGATATTGTTGGTGTTTTATTTAACCAGAGTGGTAAAACAAAACTAGATGGTAAAAATGGTAAGGTTATTGAAAGTGGTCCAATGACAGACTCACAAGTACTTGCAATTCTTGTAGGTATGGGTATACCTCAACAATTAGGAATGAGTGCAATTAATGCCTTCAAAGGAAATCAAATTACAGAAAATAATAATAAACAAAAAAATCATAACAAAATGAAATTTACAATTGCTGAACTGCACGAAAATGTTATGAAGAGCATTGAGGCTTTAAAGGAAATGAACTCGGATAATTCGAGAACTTCTTATACTGCTAAGAATGCCCTTAACATTTTAGAAGAATCTCTGAAGGCATTTCCTATGAGATTTAAAAACGAAGAAACTGAAGTAATCAGTGAAGAGATAGAAAACAGTGTTAATCCTATGCTTAAGTTTAGCATTGCAAAAGATCTTCATAGAAATTTAGGATCTTCACAATGGTTAAATCCAGTTAATGAGTTAAGATCTTATATTGAAGGTGCTTATACTGATTCTAAATGGTCTTTCAGAATATCTGAGGCTATTGAAAGAACAAAAACACAAAGAGGAAAATTATATGAAGGATTAGTAACTGATTTAGAAGGTTTACTTTCAGAATCTTCTGATTCTATTAAATCTAAATTTTCTGCAATTGCTGCAAAAAACCCTTGGTCATTAGATTGTAAGTCAATCATTAATGAAATGAAAGCTGAAGATAATAAAGCTACTGCAAATGGAGGAGGAATAATTTCTACAATCCTTTCACCAGTTTTAGAATCTGAAAATGGTTTAACATTCCACTTACATGGAAAGAATTATAACTTTGATGGAAAATCAATTACTGAAGCTGAAGTTAAAGATCCAAGATTCTTCGATGTATTAGAAGGTTTAGGAATGTTTAAAAATATTAATGGTACTTTAATAACTTTCGGTGAAGGTAATAATAAAACATTAGAATACAATTTATCTGAAGGTACTTTAAAATTAGGAGAAACTGATTTAAGTAATGCAAGTATTATCGAACTAAAAGAATCTTTAATGGCTCTTAACTTCTTTGGTTATAGAAATCAATGGAAAATTGATAATGTATGTAAGTTCTTTGAATCTGTTGATCTTCTTGCTGAAATGGATAATTTTACAAATATTACTTCAAATGAATTTACTAATTTGTTTTTAACTATGATTGCTGTTCAAGAAGGTATCTATGTTAATAAGGTAAATTCTGCAATGCACTTAAATGAAATGATATTAGTAGAATCTGCAACAGAAACTGTTAAATTAGTAAAAGAATTTATTAATTATGATGCTAGCCCAATTCTTTCTGAGCGATTAATTGCTGAAAATAATGAAGTTGCTAAAATAGAAAAAGAAAGATCTGATATTTCTGACAAGATATCTTTCTTGGAAGAAAAGAAGACTAAAGTTAAAGAAGCTATTGATAAGCTTGGTGAAACTGAAGAACTTACTGAAGCTATGAATTTATTAGAAGAAGAAATTTCTAAGTTTGAAAAATCTTTACAAGAAACTTATGACAGAGTTGTTTTAGGTGGAAATAAAGGCGATAAATCTAAAACTCATGACGGTGAAGATTATGAAGAAGAAGATGAGGATAAGAAAGATGAATCGGTTGATGAAGATAGAGCTGAAGATATTGAAGATGAACTTAAAAAGAAAGGTGAACCTAAAAAATTAAATGTAAAATCTTTAACAGAAAAAAAAAGTCGTAACGATTATTTAAATGACGGTTTCGTTGAAGCTGAAATTAATAAGAACGGAAATGGTCTTAGAAAAGGTCAAGAAGTTATGGTAAGTGCTGAAGACTATACTTCATTAGGTGATAATGATTCATTAGAATGTATTGATCCTAAATCTGGAAAAACTACAATTTGTCCTAAAGGTCAACTTAACGTTAAGATATAATTTTATACACACCCCAACTAAAAGGCCGGTAGTCAATAATAAACTATCGGCTTTTTTTGTATATAATAATAAATAAAACCTTTATGGAATGGCAAGAAAAAGAAATTACTTAAATAATAGAGATCTCCTTGAACAGATTATTATATCTAAAGAACAGGGAGAACTAACACCAAAGGCATTAGAGTTCCTAATGTTATTAGCAGATAAATGTTCTAGAAAATTATCATATGCAAACCCTGATGATAGACAAGATTGTATAGCTTATGCTTATATGGATCTTTATAGATATTGGAGAAATTTTAATCCAGAGAAAAGTACTAATGCATTTGCTTATTTTACTGAAATAGCTAAAAGAGGATTTGCAAAAGGGTGGAATAAATTACATCCAAAGAAATATGCTGGTACTGTATCAATTAATGGTAGTGCGGATAGTGACGGCATTTACACTATTTAAAGTTAATGAGTATAAAGAAAGTAAAACCAACTGCAAAATCAGGATTTAAGCAAGGTTATTATAAACCACATAATCCTAAAAAGTATATGGGACCAGGTCCTATTATATACAGAAGCAGTTGGGAAAGAAAGTTTTGTCATTGGTGTGATCATAATGAAGAGGTAATAAATTGGATATCTGAGCCATTCTCAATAAAGTATTTTAATATGCTAGATAAAAAGTTTCATAATTATTACCCAGACTTTTATGTTAAGATGAATAAGGAAGGTATTATTGAAGAGTATGTAGTAGAAATAAAACCTAAGGCACAATTACAAAAACCTAAACCACCAAAGAGAAAAACAGCAAAGGCATTAAAAAACTTTCAGTATGGTTATGAAACATATGTTAGAAACCTTTGTAAAACTGAAGCATTAAATAAAGCTGCAAAACAGAGAAACTTTAAAGTAATGCTTTTAACCGAAGATTCAAAATTATTCTAATGGCAATAGAAGGATCATTTCAAAAAGACTTAAATGTTTACCTTACTGAAAATAAAGGTAGAGGTGGGGCATCTAAAGCATCTGATAAAGATTTAAATAAAATAGGAAGTAGTGGGAAAGGAACATTAGAAAATGGTAAAATGTATTCTTTTCAATATTTTACACCTGATGAAACTTTTTATGATACTTATCCTATTGTTTTAGGTTTAGGTAAAAGTATAGATAATCACCAATTAGGTTTAAATTTACATTACATTCCTTATGAAGCTAGAATTCCATTTCTTAATGATGTAGTTAAATCATTTCAGGGTACTATACAATCTGCAATAAAGAAGGCTCCAGGTAAACCTAAATCACAAACCGTACTAAGTCAATTTACATATGAAAACTTAAAGTCTTCATTAGGTAGAAAGTATAATATAACCTATGCTATTAGACAGTATAGAATGGATAGAATTAAAAAACCAAGAATGTTAGGATATGAAGATTGGTATATAGGTGCCGTTAACAATCAAAACCATTTCTTTGGAGGAAATATAAATGAGGCACAAGCATTATATTACAAGAATATATAAACAATAAAAGATAAAACAATATGGCAGGTTTTACTGATAGAAGAGGACCCTTAAGTACTGGTAACCCAGTTAGAAAAATTTTAAAAGATCTTTCTAATTTAGGCATGGCATACGATGATATGATCATTCGTAATTCACGTGCAGTAGGTTTTACTGAAAACCAAATGGGTTATACGTTTAATCCTATGGGCTCAGATGCTGATGATATGTATGGAGCATTTGCGGCACTTTCATTAACTGATACTACACTTAAGAAAAACATTTCTATTTTTGATAAAGATTATGAAAGAAAGAGAGATGAGCTTAGACAATATGCAGTACAAGATGAAATAGAAGATATCTTAGATGTAATTACAGATGAGGCAATTGTATTTGATGAATCTAATTATATGGCATACTCTCATTTTAATGGTCATATTGCTGCTTCTATAGAAGATGAAATAGGTGATGTATACAATAATATCTATAATTACTTTGGTTTTAATGATTCAGTACAGCCTTGGAATTATTTTAGGAAATGGTTAGTTGATGGATTCCTTGCCTTTGAAATAGTTTATAATGATAAACAAACGGAGATTATAGGATTTAAAGAATTGGATCCTATTTCCTTAATGCCTGGTATTGATACTGACACTGGAAAGAAACAATGGGTACAATATAAAGGTCAAGGTGCAAAGGAAAGAAAACTTTGGGATTCTCAAATTATTTACCTTTCATACTCCCAGGTAAATTCACCAATGAGAATATCTTATGTTGAGAGATTAATAAGATCGTTTAATCTTTTAAGAATTATGGAAACAACTAGAATTATTTGGGCTGTTTCTAATGCTTCATTTAAAACTCAGTTTATTATACCAGTTGGTGGTAAATCTAAAACTAGAGCAAAGCAATCACTTGCACAGTTAATGAATTCATATAGAGAGGTGGTTGATTTTAATCAAGAGAGTGGTGAAATTGTAACTAACGGAAAACCAATGATGCCATTCAATAAAGAATATTGGTTACCTTCAAAGGATGGGGAATCACCAGAGATTAGTACAATTGGAGGTGATGGTCCTGATTTAGGAGATACTGAATCTCTTAAGTATTTTGCTGATAGATTAAAAATGGCTTCAAAAATTCCTTTCTCAAGATTTGATAAAGAAGGTGGTAATACATATGATATGGATGCCAGTGGTATGTTAAGAGATGAAATTAAATTTTCTAAATTTGTAGATCGCTTAAGATCCATATTTCAGGAAATACTAGTAAAACCAATGTATCTTCAAATGTGTCTTAATCATCCTGAATTAAAAAATGATGTATCATTTAAATCTGGTTTAGGACTTGATTTTGTAAAAGATAATGTTTTTGAGGAGATGAAAGAAATGGAGTTACAAACAAAAAGAGTTGATTTTATTGGTAACCTAAAAACTCAATTAAGTACTATGACAGCAGAAATGGAGGAAATTCCATACTTCGATTTAGGATTCTTGGTTAAGAGATATGGTGGGTTTACGAGAGATGACCTTAAGGCAAATGCAAGAGCCAAAGAAAGAGCTGATTTAGAGAAAGAGAATTACTCTGAGGAAGATATTGAAAAGATCCTTTTAGGTGCAGATAAGGCCGATTTTAAACCGGAGAAGAAAGAAGGAGCTGCTGATGAAGATCCATTGGCAGGACTTGGATAAAAACTCCACAAAGATTGTAATATATAAATCAAATAACTAGAGAAAATGTCAGGAAAAAAATTATTGATTCTTGAAAGAGCAAAATCAAATTTAGATATAACTACAGCCGATGACGGTTCAGTTGTATTAGAAGGTGTCTTTACTGAATTTGGTGTTCGTAACAAGAATAACAGAATATATGAGGAAAAGGAAGTAATGCCTCATATTAATGAATTACAAGAAAAAGTTAAAACCAATAAGCTTTTAGGTGAATTAGACCACCCTAAAGATTTTGATGTTAGTTTGGCTAACGTCTCTCACGTTGTTGAATCTTTAGATTATGATAAAGATAAAAAACAAGTTATTGGTAAAATCAGATTATTAAATACATCTAAAGGTAAGGAGGCACAAGCCCTTATTAAAGATGGCATCCCTTTACATATTTCAAGTAGAGCTGCTGGTACAGTAGATGAAAGTGGAAAGGTTAAAATTAAAAAGTTTTTTACTTATGACTTAGTAGCAGATCCTGGCTTTGAGAATGCTGAGTTATCAAGAGTAAATGAATCTTTTGGTTTTAGTAATGATGATGGTATTTTAATTTATGAAATGGAAGAAACTGAAAATAACACCGATAATAAAAAAGATCTAACAATGGAAAATAATAATTTTGTAACTGTTGAAGATTTTCAAAAGTACACGGAATATGTATCTGGAGTTCTAAGTAACGTTAAAGAATCAACCAACTCTAATAATGATGAGGTGATGGAAAAACTTATTAAGTATTCTGAACATATTGCGGAGAAAGTAAATCAGGTTACTGATTATGCTGAATACTTATCTGAGAATCTTGATAAGAACATTTCATACTCTGACTATTTGGCAGAGAATGTAAATTCAATTAAAGACTATGCGTCTTACTTAGCTGAAGAACTTGATGGAAGTATTCAATATGCTGAACATGTAGCTGAAATGGCTGACAAAGGAATTCAATATTCTAACTATGTTGCTGAAAACTTAGAAAAAAGTATTGATTATTCTGAATATGTTGCTGAAAAGGTTGATCAAAATATTGCTTATTCTGAATATCTTGGAGAAGGATTAGAAAAGAGTATTAAATATTCTGAGTATATTGCTGAAAATGTAAACACTCCTAATGCTGAATCAATTAATGAAGGTACAGTTAATGAATATGGTAAAATGGAAGGTGCTATGCCAACAATGGAAGAAGTACAGAAATGTGCTAATGAAGGCATGACATACGAACAAGTTTGCGAAAAGTATCCAGATGCAGATAAAGGAAAATTAAAAGAAATGTACGAATCGTGTGGTAAAGCTCATGAATCAGAAAACTATAAAGATTCAATTGAAGAAAAATTAAATAAACTTATTTCAGCTGCTGAAACTAAAAATTTATCTGAAATGCACTTTATGAATTTCTTAGGTGAATCTAAAAAGAATGAATTTAATTCTTTATCTGAAGAGAAGCAAGCTATGATTGTAGAATCTATGAATGCTAAACCTATTATGTCAACTATACAGGCTGAAAATATTTGGGAATCTAATTTTGTTGAAAAGAAAAGAGAATTAGATGTTGTTACTGATATGCCAGAAAAGTTTAAAGAAAAATGGAATAACCTTTCTGAGGCAAGACAACAACAAATTATTTCGGAATCTAGGTTCCACCCTGTAGGTAATCAATATGGAATTAATAATTTCTGGGCAACACGAGACTTAAGAAGTTCTCAAATGGTTACAGAAACAATTAATGAAAGTAAAACTGCTGCCGAGTCTGCAAACACTAAAGAGCCATTAGTAAATGAATCTTTTA